AAGCGTTTTTATCTCGCTCTACCGATTTTTTAAGAGTTCCCTACGGCAAAGCTGTAGAAGAATGGCCGAGGACTTCAATCATAGTTGGAAGTTCCAACAAAGAATCAGGTCTATTATTTGATGATTCTGGAAACAGACGTTTTCATGTCATCCCTTGCACCGTTGAATCTATTGATCTCGATTCGTTGCAGTTAGAGAGAGATAGCATTTGGTGTGCAGCAGTTCAATCTTGGAAAAACAAAGAATCACATTTCCTAACCTTTGAACAGGAAAATCAAATCGAAAAAGAGAATTTAGGTTACATGGTTGATTCACCTTGGTTAACCGTCATTAATCAATGGTTGAATAATCCTGTTAATCAAAGCACCGATATAACCATCGAAAAACTACTTACCGAGGCCATCGAAAAACCAGTGGAACGTCAAACAAAATCCGACACCATGACGGTCTCTTCAATCTTACGGAGTCTCAAATATGAGAGAAAGAAAAAAAGAGTAGAGGGAACGCCTAAGTGGGTCTGGAACTTGCAAAAGTCGTAAGTTCCCTCCTGTTCCCTCCTCTGTTCCTACGGGTGGGAACGCTTAAAAACCTTGATACACCTCTCTTCTCTTTATATGTTCCCTCTGTTCCTATGTTTTTATATATAAATATAGAAATAGGTATATATGGGGTATATATATAGCTCAGGTAAGTTTGTAAGGAAGGTGGTACACAGTAGGAACGTGGGAACACTATCTAATCTCATTTCTGTCTCATGCATGTCTCAAAAAAGAATCAACCCGTTGTTGATCGCCTCATTCTTCTCCTCGCTCAATCCGAGCATGTCGCGGACGCAATCTTGGATAATGCACTTGATGATCAAGAGCGTTTAGATCCAAAAGTTGTTGCTGGTTTAACTCAATATTTGGTACGGATTGCAGACATCCTCAACTGCGCTGAAGAAGCTGACCTTAAGCCTTTGTCTAATGAATGAGTTATATTTTGCTTATGGCTAAGAAAGCAACCGACAGAGAAATTGATTGCAGGGTTAATTCTGTCTACAACTTATTAATTAATGGCCACAGTAAAACCCAGGTGGTGCAGTACTGCGCGGAAAATTACGGTGTTAAATTAAGGCAATCAGAAGAATACATTTCAAGAGCGCGTAAACTTCAACAATTAGATGCAGAGCTGGAGCGTCCGCAGTGGCTCTTGTCTGCTTTATCTCGTCTGCAAAATTACGAAGCTCAATCTGCAAAACGTGGTAATCATCAAGCGGCCTTACGTGCTGTGGAATTGCAAGCTCGGCTATTGAGGTTTGAATTAAGTTGACTTCATTAATTGCTGGAATATGTGATAACGAACCGCTTACTGCTTTTGCTTATCAATCTTCTATTAATAGTTTGCCAACAGCAGAAGAAGTTAAGGCTCGAATACTTGAAGGACTCTTACCGCATCAGGAGAAGTTCTGCCTGAATACTGAATCAAGAAAACTGGGTCTTGTGTGTGGTTTTGGAGCAGGAAAAACACATGGCTTGGTTGCTAAAGCTTGCATGATTGCCGCCGATAATGTTGGTTTTGTTAGTGCTGTCTTCGAGCCAACCGCGCCTATGGTTCGGGATATTCTGATCCGAACGCTTAATGATTTATTAGATCAGTGGGAAATTCCTTTTACTTTTAGGGCAAGTCCTTTGCCTGAATATACGCTTCACTTCGCCGAAGGAAATCATCAAATATTGCTTAGAACGATCCTGACTTATCAACGCTTACGCGGTCAAAACTTATGCGCCGTTGGCTTTGATGAGGCCGATACAATCCCAATGGGTGAAGCTACAAATGCCATGAATATGGCACTGGCAAGATTGAGATCGGGGAACAATCAACAGTTCTATGCTTCAACTACTCCAGAGGGATATGGTTGGGCGTTTCATACATTCGACAAGGAAGCAACAGAAGACACTGCATTGATACAGGCCCGCAGTATGGATAATCCTTTTCTTCCTGACGGATTCATCGAAAGTTTGAAATCTAATTATTCGGAGCAATTAATAAAGGCTTACTTACTTGGGCAGTGGGTCAACCTAACAACGGGGCAAGTTTATTCTCGGTTCTCTAGGGAGATTCACGTTAAGGATAATTTGCCTGATTACAGTGATTCAATTCTCAAGATTGGGATAGATTTTAATATTTCTAATACAAATGCTGTTGTATGTGTGCGGGACGGAAATAAGCTCGTCATAATAGATGAAATAGCGAAAGCTCACGACACTGACGCACTAGCGCAGGAAATCGTTAGGCGTTATCCAGATCGTAAAATTCAGGTATTTCCAGATGCTTCAGGCTCGCAACGTTCAACCAATGCCTCTCGGACAGATATATCCATACTCCAATCTTACGGCTTTGAAAACATGTCGCCGCGAGCAAACCCCGCAATCAAAGATCGAGTCCAGACTTTACAAAATCTTCTATGTAATTCCAAGGGAGAATCAAGGTTGGAGGTTAGCTCCCGTGTGCGACGTGTGATTGAGTGCCTTGAGCTGCAATCGTGGGATGAAAAAACACAACAACCAGATAAGCTTAATGGTTTCGATCACATGAATGACGCATTAGGATACTGTGTATATCGAGAGTTCTCTATTCTGTATGCCCGTGCGGGTAGCAGAACAGGAATTAGAATCTATTAAAGAGGATTTAACGCCGTGGCTTTCAGTGCATACAGTGGATATAGAACTTATAGAGGTATTGCGGAAGCAAAAGTTAATAAGGTATCTGATCCTAACCAGCAATGGTTGAATCAAGAGCCGCATTGGATTCTGCCTGAGACGATTGTTCAAGGAACGTATGAGATAAGAAGTAAGCATAGAAAATATTTACCGCAAGAAGAACGCGAATCAGATTTAAGTTATGACGCTCGGTTAGCAAGAAGCGTTTTATCTCCTTACTTCATACGAATTGAAAGGATGTTGGCGGGTATGTTAACTCGTAAACCTGTCCAGTTGAATGACACTGCTGATGTTATACGAGAAGATTTATTTGATATAGACCTTAGTGGAAATGATATCAGCATTTTCTGTTACGAACTAACGCGCAAGCTGCTCAGGTACGGGCATGTTGGCTGTCTTGTTGATAGTCCCTCTTTAGAAACAGGTGAAGGCCGTCCATATTGGAGCATTTACACACCAAGGGACATTATTGGTTGGAGGACAGAAAAGAAAGATGGAAAAGATGAATTAACACAACTTCGATTAGCTGAACAAGTGCTGGTTGAAGATGGGTTATATGGAGTGAAAGAAGTTCAACAGATTAGGGTATTAACGCCAGGTAATTTTGAAATCCATCGTAAAAATAAAGAGAAAAGCGATTGGGTTATTCAGGAAGAGGGAACAACATCACTTGATTACATTCCTTTCTCTGTTGCTTATGCAAACAAGGTTGGCTATATGGAATCAAGACCACCGATGAGTGATATAGCTGAATTAAATTTGAAGCATTATCAAATCCAAAGCGATTACGATAATATTTTGCACATAAGCGCGGTCCCAATGCTCTCGATATTTGGGATGCCGCCAAGTGATAGTGAAATCAGTGCTGGCCCAGGAGAAGCTTTTGCGATGCCAGCCGAGGCAAGAATTGAATATATAGAACCAGGCGGTAGTAGTTTTTCAGCACAACAAGAACGCCTTAAAGAGATAGCATCTCAGATTAACGAGTTGGGTTTAGCGGCAATATTAGGTCAAAAGCTCAGTGCTGAGACGGCGACTTCTAAAGCCATTGATAGAAGTCAATCAGATGCCACGATGCTTTATATCGCGCAGCAGGTTCAGGATTTAATTGATAATAGTTTGCGTTTCCATGCTGATTATTTAGGTGTTGAGGCCGGTAGTTCTTATGTTAATCGCGACTTCTTAGCATCTCGTTTAGATCCTCAAGAAATTAATAGCGTTCTTCAACTTTATACAGCAAATACAATCAGCCAAGAAAGCTTGCTAAAGATGTTGGCCGAAGGCAATGTATTACCTGATGAGTTTGACGTTGAAGAAGAAGTAGAAGCAACACAAGTAGCAGGATTAATTGAAATGGAGCCACCTGAAAAAAAGGAAAAAGAAGAAACAGTACAAGTTGAAGAGTGATAAATGGCTCCGCAAATAAAGAAAGAAGGTACACCGGCGATTCTGTATCGGAACGCTATTGACTTAAATCGCTTTAGTAATGGGGTTCAAAATAGACTTGTAAAAGCTAATAAAAAAGTCCTTGTTCGTGCAATTGAGCAGTTAGCAAAGATTGATGATTCAGAAAAGCCGTCATATAAAGCCGCAAGATTAAGAGCGTTATTAAAACAGACAAAAGAATCACTAGGCACTTGGAGAAAAGAAAGTGTCTCGGTGATGATTAAGGAGTTAGAAGGAATTGCAGATGTCCAAGCTGGTTTTGTAGAGAGTCAAATAGAAAAAGCATTACCTAGCGGAGTATTGAGAAGCGAATTAAATCCAGCAGGTTATAGCGTTCAAACTGTTGCGGTAAGTCCAGATTTTGCAAAGGCGGTAGTCACAAAAGATCCTAGTGTCGTCACGTTAAGAGCAACAGGCCCGTTTGATTTAACAGCAGCGCAAGGAGCACAATTAACACTGCCTAATGGTGACACTGTTGAGAAGGCATTTAGAGGAATTGCATCTAGGGAGCTAAGTAACTTTAAGCAAACGGTTAGAACAGGTCTTTTATCTGGTGAACCTACAGAAGATATTGTTCGTCAGTTAATGGGTAATTTGGAGTTTGGTCAAAGAGCTGGGACACCATTACAAGCGGCGTTATCTGGTGATGCTGGCTTCAAAATGGCTAGGCATCAAATCAGGACAGTCGTTAGAACAAGTGTTAATCAGGTTTCTAATGCAGCAAGTAAGCAAGTTTATAAAGCAAATGAAGATGTAACAGAGAAGTACCGTTATGTTGCGACGTTAGATAGTAGAACCTCGGCTTTATGTGCATCACTTGATGGACAAGAGTTTGAATATGACAAAGGCCCAGAACCACCACAACATTTTAATTGCAGGTCAACAACTACTGCTGTTATTGATTGGGATGGATTAAGGAAGAAATATCCACAGTTGAAATTTGATGATCCAGCCGAAGGAAAAAGAGCCGCAGCAGGAGGGATGGTTCCTGCTGACACTACTTATGGGAAATGGTTGCATGGACAAAGGGCTAAAACCAAGTCAGGGAAGTTATCTCAATTCACACCTGGACCAAGACAGATCGAAGCATTAGGAGAAGGTAAGGCAAAGTATTTTAATCGTTTAGCTAAAAAGTATGGACCTGATGAAGCAATTAAAAAGTTTGTAAGAACGGATGGAACAGAGATCAGCTTGGCGCAATTGCAAAAGCGTTATCCAAAACTGACAAGCATCACCGCTTCAAAACCAACGATTGTTATCAAGAATCAA